GCATCGTTCGATGGTTTCCCAAAATACCTCGATGGATCTTTGAGGCAAAGAAGTTTATAGACAATATAAGCACAGCCAATGGTAGAAGTATGATCTTTACCACTACCTTTTCCACACATAAGAATAACTTCTTGCTTAGTGTATTTTTTGTAATGTTCATTTCCATTATCCTTTCCTAACCATCTTTCAACATCTTCTTGTTTATAAATTTGACTCATACACTCTACAAGGGTGTACTGATACTCTGATAATTCTGGCTGATTTAAATAATCTTTTCCAGTAACAAATGTTTTAACATCTACTGGCATTTCAAGAAATGGACTTTCATCTAATGCTTCAATAAATTCACTAAAATCAATTGTCAATTACAATCACCTCTGTTTTTATTTCAGAAAGTCTCTTCATAATTTCTTCTCTAATCTCAGGATGACTAGAAGCAATATCTTTTAATATCTTAATTAGTATGTCTTGTTTTCTTTCCATTTCAATAATTTGATCTGCTATTTCCTTATTATCTAATAGCCCTGCTTTTTGTAACATTTCAAGTCTTTTGTTTTCTATATCTGCTATTAATTTGATAGCGGTTGTTTTTGCTGTTAGATTAGCAGTTGAATCTGCAGCATCAATAACTTCATAAGTTTTTTTAATTAAAGATGAATAATGTTGATCAGCACCAGCCAGGGCTTCTTTTGCCCTTGCATTTATGGCTTGGTTATTTGAAACCATGGAACGCCAGTCATTTAAAAGAGTCATAACTCTTGGTCTTGGAATATCTAAAACCTTTGATATCTCAGAAGCATCAGAACCTTTTAGGTATTCTGAAGCAACTTTATTAACCAAGTCTAAGTGCTTTACTAAATCATCATTCATTGTTTAATGTCCTTAATAATACGAGGTATCCAATAAGATCTAAAATAGTATCTTCTGATGCATATTCTTTACCTTTATGTATTCTATTAAGTTTATCATCAATACGAATATACAATTGCTCTTTAGGTTCAGATTTACTAAATATATTAATAGGATGACTATATGAACTACCATATGACTTATTCTTATTGATAAGTAGTTCTGCTATATCAAGACATTCTTTTAATATCTTTCTACCCGCAGGTGCTTGAGTAGATATGTCTTTAAGAAAGTTTAATCTATCCTGAACTTGTTTTTCAAGATCTACTTTAGGATATTCTGCCATAATTACCTCTTTGACTTTCTAAGACCAAACTTGGCAAGATACACATATATTGTTTCAACAGACGCCCCACATTCTTTTGCAATTTGCTCTGGTGTTTTTTTATCAACTTGATACCTTTTCGTTAGCCAAGCCTTACTTGTATACAGTTTCATTTTATCATTATCCCTGAGACTTGTCAACATTTTTAGGTTCTTCTGCAAGTTTATTCCAGTTATTACTTGCATACCATCCTATAGCAACAGCATCTGCAACATCATCATCATCAATATTAGTATCAAAGTTTATATTTACCCACCTTATTGTTCTTTCTTTTCTAAATTCTCTTTCTTTTTGTTTGTACCAAGAAAATGAATGATCCCCTGGATTGTCTTGTTTAATTTTTAATTTCTCTTCTTTTGTAAGTTTTTTATTTCCAATCCAATTTTGCCAAGCAACTGGTGAGCACGATAAAACTGGTCTGATTTTATACATTTGAACTGATCCAATAATTGCACCTTGAACTAAAGCAAGATTCATAGCAGTCTTTTGTGAGTTTGTATATATGGCTGACTCAATAACTACTGCATCGATATCAAAGTCTTTTAAAAATGGTATTAATTTTTTACAAGCATCTCCTGCTTTTTCATATACATGTTTTCCATGAAAATTAATCTTTCCATACTTATACAATTTAGAATCTCTATATACAGAAAAAGCCATTGAGTTTGTTGAAGCATCTATAGCAAGTATATTTTTAGGATGACCTATGTATAATAGTCTATTTTTTTTCATAATCAAAATAATCCTTTATGTCTTTAATAAACTTATCTACCTTTTTATTATTTACTAAACAAGCGTTACAAAATCCTGCATCATTATAAATACTCAACAAGGTTTCACACCCTCCAGCACATCTTCTTTCTTTACCAATCCTACTTTTATACTTTGATACATGATACCTATCTACAATCTTTTTTTTAGTTGATTCAGCACGGCATTCAACAGAACAATAAATTTGATTTTTGCTTTTAGAAGAAAACTCTTTATCGCACCATTGACATGTTTTTATCATTCAAGTTCTTTCCTAGCCTCAATTTTAATATCTCCATCTGGCTTAGTCTGACAAACCTTGAAGAAGTCACACCCTTTACAGTTTTTATTACTAAATTTGTTTTTGTATGGATTTTCTGGAAGTTGCTTATCGTCAAAAGATTTTTGAACTCTACGCATCCAATCAAAAAAGTAGTTAATAAAATCTTTATACTTTTGATTAAGGTTGATAGTAAAAATAAGCATTTCATGGTTATTCTTATTTTCGTATATTAATAAACCAAAACTCTTCTTTAGTATCTTCATATAAATAAGAAGTTGTTCTATGTTATAGTTTCTAGGTCTAGTTATTCTATTAAAAGATTCATCATTAACTGTTTTTATTTCAGTCAATACATCCATACCGTCCCAATTAATAATTGCATCTGTTTTAGCAGATATAATAGGATCTTCATATTTAATAGACAACTCTTTATTAATTAATATTCCAGCATCATCCATTGCTTGTTCTATTCTGGTATGCCTATCTGACCCAGAGTCCATATTAGCAACTGAATACCAATCATTACTATTTTCTGCTTCGTTTCCTTCAAACCATAAATACCAAAATCTTGGGCAATGACCTGCTCCGTATGTTAATCCAGAAGGAGTAAATCCAACTCTTTTCTTAAAGATCATACCTTTTTTATGCTCGTACCCATCATGTATTTTTTTAATTATTTCATTAGTATTAATTTTTGATGCTTCTTTTGGTACATCGTCTTTAGAAATTATTTTAGATAATAACCTTTTACTCATTAGAATGTCCTTACATTATATTTAAGGGCATCCACTAGTTTGTCTACCGCTTCTCTTGCTGTATAGTAAATATTTTTCTTTGCTCTTTCATCTTTCTTTACGTGTGAATACCAAGCAGCAAGCATAGCAAATTTAGATGAGTATGCTTGTAATTGTGTAATTAACAAAGTAGCCTTTGCTGGTGGAACATCTGGGTTTGCTATTAACTTGCTAACAATTACTAAAACTTTTGTTAACTCTTCATCCTGCATGTACTCTGATATGTCGTTAAACTGAGTAATGCTATTTAAAATATCAACTGTGTTTTCCATTACCATCTCTTAACTGTTCGAATACTTCCCATTCTATTATAGCAAGGCGAACTTTTTTATTTCCTTCACCTAAAACTATCATTAACACTGGATCTTTTTTTCTATCTACTTTCATAGTATCGGATACAATTTTTGCCCAGGAGTCTTGGCTAACGGAATATGATTTAGAATATTCTTTCACATCTACTACGAAAGTATCTAAAGATCCGTCAGCCTTAACTCTGCCCCGACCAGAGTTTTTGTGGGCTTTAGCACCAATACGCTTAAGTTCTCCACGCTCACTCATTAATATCCCCTCACGTTAAAGTTAACTTTTGACATATGCTTTTCTGCACACATCCAAGTTAAAACTTGTGTTTCTTTATACATCCTTGCTGTTTCTACTAACGCCTTACATGTTTGACAAATAAATTTGCCATTATAAATACTGTACTTAGAATTTGAGTTGTGATTCAAGTTCTTTTAGTTTCTCTGGATTTTCTTTTAGATAGTCAATTACTTTTGCTCTACCTTGTAATCTTTCACCAAGAACTGTATACCAGGCTCCACCCTTTTCGATAATGCCTAATAGTTCTGCAGTATCTACAAGATCTGCTACCCTATCTACTCCGATGGAGTCTCCATCAAAATAAAAATCATATTCTCCAGAAAGAAATCCTGGACCAGTCTTGTTAAAATCAATGTGCCAATTAACTTTTCTACCAACTTTTGATTCTATTAATTTATCTCCTACTGTAATTTTTGACTTAAGTGCATTATTATCTGAATCACTTGACCACAACTTAACTACAGTGCTAGAAAAAAACTTAACTGCTAGTCCACCAGTTGGCATATGTGAAGCATACATTGCACCAATATTATTTCTTAACTGTGAGATAAGAACTAATAGTGTTTGCCCATCTTGGTTATTAGCATAGTTTAACATCTTAACCGCATTAGTCATATCTTTGGCTTCTGCACCAATCTGTTTAGTATTTTCTAACTGTTTTAATTCACTTGAATCTTTTTCAAAATAAATAGCAGGCAACAATGCAGATATAGAGTCTACTACTATAATATCTACTTTTGCTTTCATTAATTGAGTAGCAACATCTACCATGTCATTAATAGTCTTAGCAGCAGAGTATACTAATTTATCTGTGTCTACCCCAAGTTTTTTAGCCCACTCTGGATCAAAAGATTGTTCTGCGTCAATCCATGCACATAACTTTCCTTCTTTTTGTGCTTCACCAATCATTTGCAAACAGAATGATGACTTACCAGCAGACTTGTTGCCCCAAACCATAACTTGTCTTCCGTATGCAAATCCACCTTTAAGTGCATTGTTAAGACTTATGCTTGGTGTCTTTTGTTTAGTAACTTCTACATCTGTTGCATTACTTAATCTTTTTCTTAAACTAGGATCTAATTGTGAAAGAAAATCTTCTACCGATATACCCTCTATTTTATTAACCATTTGCTACTTCCTTTAGTATCTCTGTTCCATCTTTTGTTATTTCAAAAATCATTTTCTTTGCTTTACCAGGTTCACATTTCATAAAACCTTCTGAATACATTGTTGGGAATATTACTATAGATTTCATTTCTCTACTTGAATCTGCTACTATCATATTAGCCATCTTCTTTCCTGCTTTAGTAGTTCTTGGTCTAAATGATAGCACATAATACTCTTCTCCGCTATAGGGCAAAGATTTATAATTTAAAAACTTTATAAGTGAATTATCCATAGATGATTTTATATTTTCAACAACGACTGCTTCCATAATTCTGTTACTTGCAACTGCTAAGATATAGTTCTTTCCTGGTTCAATCTTTGTTTCTTCATCATCAAATACACCAATCATTCCAGTTGCGTCCATAATTTCAACCCTAGACCAACCTTTACCTCTTTTTATATTTTTAACAACACCCATCATTATGAATACTCCTGTTTCCTCAAAGTCTTCAACATCGTCAATATAAGCATAGTAATGCTGTGGAACGCTTGTTTTAAACTCTGGAAGATTTAAGTATTCATATAAGTTTTCTCTTACCTTAACTTCATCTCTTGGATTGTCTTCAAATGTTAGTGCACCAACCATATCTAGTGCTGACAGTGCTCTTGAATTTACCCCACTACCTTTAGTAAACACAAAGTCATAAAACTCTTTATATGATCCAAATGGTCTTTTTGCAATAATTTTAGATGATATTCCATCTGATATCCATTTGATAGCAGATAATCCTATTCTTATTCCTTTACCCTCGATTTTAAAATCACTATCAGATTCATTAATATGTGGAAGTTTTAGATGAATTCCCATTCTTTTTGCTTCAATTAAATACTCTGTACGAGCATCTTTGTCTTGTTCATTCTTTAACAAAGAATACATGAACTCAATAGGATAATAATACTTTAACCAAGCAGTCCAATATGACAAAGTTGAATATGCAACTGCATGTGACTTGTTGAATGAGTACCCTGCGTGAGCCTCAAAATCATGCCATAGGCCCTCTGCTTTGAATGGGGTGATATGTTTTGATGCACCAGTAACAAATCTGTCTTTAAACTCATCAAATTCTTTTGCATCTTTTTTCTTACCAATAATTTTACGCACTTTGTCAGCCTCTGCCATTGTCATGCCACCAAGATAAACACATGCTTGCATAACTTGTTCTTGATATAAAACTAAACCAAATGTATCTTTAGTAAAGTCTTGCATAATAGGATGAATATATTCGGTAATAACTTTTCCATGTTTTCTAGCAAGATATGATTTTCCAATAGTATTCATAGCACCTGGTCTTACGAGAGCGTTAGATGCAGCAAGTTCATCTAGATTAGACACTCTCATTTTTACTAAAAGATTTGTATAAGGAGTTGCTTCACACTGAAACACACCCTTTGTTCTTCCTTCAGAAAGCATTTCGTAAACATTTTTATCTTCTAAATTTATATCATTTAATTTAACATTAATCTTATGTCTTTGTTTAATACTTTTTATAGTATCATCTATAACTGTTAAAGTTTTTAGTCCTAAAACATCTAGTTTAATTAATCCAATGTCTGCTGCTTCATTCATATCTACTGCAACTACTGGAATTCTTTCTTTGCTTCCTGGAGCAGATCTAGTTTCCATAGGTGCATATTTAAAAATTGGTTCTTTAGATGTTACTACACCAGCAGCGTGAATACCTGTACCACGAATACGACCTCTCATCTGTTCGCCATACCTTACAACATCTGGGTACTTTAATCTAAACCACTGAGCATTTTTAGAACTTATAAAATCATCCCAATCGTCAACATGTTTAAGCACTTTATTAACATCTGCGAGTGGCACATTGAATGCTCTTGAAACATCCC